GCCTTTGTTTTGGCAACCTGATAATTGTTGTATTCGGAAAAAACTGTGTTCGCAAAAGATTGCAAATCTTCTGTTTCTCCGTCCTCATTTATCAATCCGGGATTTGATTGCGCCTGCCCAGCCGTGTACTCTTCAATTTGTCGTTTTACATCCCAAGGAGCAGAACCACGATAAATTTCGGCAGCAATCTGTTTGCGAATATTGTCGTCGGGCAAGTCCATTGCACGACGAAAATTGGGCGCATAGTCCATCCATAGCAACTCATCATCTTCTTCGCCTTGTCCATCTTGACCATAAAAAGTGTCCGTCAAATACCCCAACTCTGGGGACAGCAACGTATTGATGTCGCCACTAGACACATTGCCCTGAGCCGACATGGCTCGGGCAAGTGCAATAAGCGCATCTTGCGAATGGACTGACATACTCTACCTATTGCCCCTTTTGCTACTCGTACTGCTGTTCACTTGACGAATCAGGTGTTGACTGTGCCGGCTTAATGTTCTTTGCCAACTTGGGAAACGCTGCAGCAATTTTCCCCATGCCCGCATTCGGATTGGCTTTAACAAACGCCTCAATCTTTTTTGCCAAAGTTTTGTTTTTGGTTGATTCCAAAACTTTAGACAACTGTTGAATCGGGCTGCCAGTTTGAGCAGGTGGTTGACTACCAGCAGGTGGTTGACTACCAGCAGGTGGTTGACTACCAGCAGGTACTTGACCACCAGCAGCAGCAATAGCATCTTCAATTTGCTGACGACGACTATTAGCAGAATCCTCCTGCTGCATATTCCCCTGAGACAAAATTTGTTGAATCTGAGCCAAAGCATCCTGCTGCGCACGACCAGCCTGCGCACCAAACCCAGCCCTCTGCGAACCCAACGATGTGTTCGCATAGTTCTGCGACATCATCATCTCGGCCATACGAGACGCATCCGACTGCTGGGCTGAAGCACCCAACACGTTCAACAGGTTCTGGAACCCAGCAGCCCCCTGCTGCGAAGCAGCATCCTCTGCGCCGACCTGAGCACGCACAGGGTCGGCAGACACACCGTAAGCACCCAGCAACTGTTGCAGAGAATCCTGAGAAGGTCCAGCGGAAGCAGTCATCCCAGAATACGGATTGTTGGGGTTGCTACGCAAATAGTTTTCAAGCGCACCATAACCAGAATCTGTCAACGTTTGCGCATCCGAATACCCTGCATCAATGTTGCCTATCGCACCCTTGTACAAGTCCGCAACACCCTGATTAGAAGTTGCTGCATTTTGTTGCAGCAACTTCAACATATTGTCTTGACCGGAACGATAACCGCCACCAGACAACATCTGCTGATACGCAGCCAACACATTACTCTGTTTTTGTCGCGCCAACGCATCCTGAGAACGTTCATAATCAAACTTGTCCCTAGCCAATATGTCGGAAGCCTTTGGCCCGCCACCACCGATACCACCCGTGTACTGAGTCGGTTGAATGTTTTGACTATTGGCTGCGATTGCCGCTGCCATTCGTGGGTCCATTGTAAAATCAAATTCAGCAGGATTTTTATCTTCCACAGGAGATTTTTCGGAAGTGTCTACTGGCGTCGGATACCTATCCGCTGGCTTTCCATACCCAACTACCCCACGATTATGTTTCGGCATTACATTGCTCCTGCTCTATAGGCGAACAACTGACGGGCAGCATCCGCAATTTCACGTGCCTTATCCTGCTCCATATCACCCAACTGTGAACGAAACTGTTGCAACAAACGTGCATCCTCCAAATCGTAACCTCTCATCTGCTCAGACTGACCCATATCAAAATCCGACATGTTACGTGCCCGCTCACTACCAAACTCCTGCATCGCACGATTAAAAATACCTGAACGCACATTTGGTGAAACCAAATTGCGTTGCGAATACCCACGCACCAACTCTGGCGTAGCCTGCTGATACTGACGCAAAGCATTCTGACGGGCACGAGAACCACGCTGCTGAGCCAACGTACGGGAATACTGGTTTGCTGACGCAGTAGCCGCATAACCTTCCGTATAGCCACGGCGACGTGACTCGTATTGACTAGCGTCGTAAGCCATAACCACCACTTGAATCCATAGAAGAAACCATGCGCTTCAAATCCTGAATCTCTTTGCTCATGTCCCCCAACTGTTTAGACAACGACATAAACACCTGCTGCAGACGTGCAGCATCGGCAGTTGTGAACGTGTTGATGATAGGAGAAGTCCACGGTGTAATCACCCGAAAACCTGCGCAGACAAAACAAACTGGTCGCTCTGCGTAACATCGGCAGCCAACTTCGCTGCGGTCACAGCAGCGGTATCAATCTTCGCTGTGGTAACGGCAGAAGAATCTATTTTTGCTGCAGTAATCGCAGAGTTGTCAATGTTCACACCCGTAGCCAAACCGTCGGCAAAGTTCTTCACAGCAGTGAAGTTGCTGTTTACCTCAGCGGCTTCAGCCACGTTGCCGTTAACAAAAACGTAGGAATAGGAAACAGGCATCAGCCACTCAACTTTCGGTTGTTGTACTTGTATGTAATCGAATCAATACCCCAGCCACCGTTCACGGGTCCAGTCAACAACAGTTGCACACAACGAGCCAAACCCAAACCTCGCCCAGTCAAAACTTCCACACCTTCCGACGACGTACCCCAAATACCAGTACCCCAAACGTCAACACCCCAAAACATTCCCACACCAGCACCACCCAAAACAACTTCAAACTGTTTACGCTCAGAACCAGAAGCCTCCTCAAAGTTGTGAAACACCTTCACGTTCACATTCCGTTGCGTATCAACCTGTTTGAACACAATGTCTGGACGACGGAACACCTTCTTCTGCGCATACGTATCACCATCAACCCAACCAGTCCGATAGTAGGACGAGAACGATGTCGCAGTCCCATTGATGTTGTCCTGCTCCTCCTGAAACAGGTCAACCTTCAAAACGAAAGCCTGCGACGGATGCAACAAGACACGGTAATTCTGACCGGAAGAATCCGTCCAATCCGTCCCATTCACCAAACCAAAACCGTCATGCGTCGCAAACTGTGTGTACGCACCACCCTGACCCAAAGACGGGTCAAACACGAAGTTGACAGTCGGCTGAGTGGCTGTGTTGCCTTCATCGTAAGGCAACGCCAGCCATACACGACGACCAACAAACGAAACAGAAAACGGTTCAGTAGAAGCAGTGCTCAACTTCTGTTCGTCCACAATCGGACGCAGCGACTCAAACAAATCAATCACCCTCGTCCCATCATAGAAAAATAATCCCTCGGGATTGGAATAGAAATACACGCCGTTCTCCGACTGTGCCACACCCCGATTGGTGTCGGCACCAAGGTTGACGGACAGTTCCACAACCTGAAAATTCGTAGAAGAAGTACCAACCAACAAGTAAATGCCATTGGATTTAAATACAACCAACTGACCCGAAACTACGGCGAGGGCACGGATACCCAAACCGCCACCATTAAAATCAATGAAATCATCCTCCATAAAATCGTTAGGCAAACTTTCATGCGACCAGCGCAAACGATTCGGATACAGCACACCATCCTCAAAAGTGTTGGCAACAAACACCTTGTTCGCATGCGTAATCACATGCTCGCCACTTGGCATATGTCCGCCGATAGGCGAAGCATACGCCTGCCAAGTAGGACCATTGGCGGTCAAAGCAGTCGCATACGCATCCCCCGACTTCCACTTGTACGACACCTTGGCAGTGACGGCACCCGTCACAATGTGCAGAGTGTCCCCCCAAGCAGCCATACCAGCACCATGCGCATTAGAAGCAACAATGTCGTTGCCGGGAGAATACTGCAACACGGTGAAGTTGACACTAGAAGACCACAACACTTTAGTATCGTTGGCCAACATCAACCTAGGCGAATCACCATAAAACGAGTACAGGCGATGCGGATTCCAAGTACCAGCCACAGCAGTCGTATTCAACCTGTGCATACCGCCACGAGAAAACACTCCGCCACGAGGGTCAATTTCCACGTTCAACAAATCAGGAGACTCATTCTTCGCCAACTGAAACTGGTCAGCACGAAGATTCAACCCGCCAGTGAAATCGTCATACCTTTTGGTTGCCAAGTTACTCATGACCCAAGTTGCCCACCTAACGTCTGCAACCATCGGCGCATAGTCGGATACCTACGTCCACCAGACAACAACAACGGACGATGCGAACGGGATTTCATCAAATCCCTACGAGCCATCGCCACACCCTCCTCAAATGACCGCTGATACATCGCAGCCATCTCCCCATCTTCCTGACGCTGGTACGCACGGGCGAGAGCGTAATACGCCAACAAGATGTGAAACCATCCGTCAATATCAACCTCTGTAAGAATGCTCGTCAACCATGTGTACGAAGGATTCCTGAAAGCACGCACCGTCAACGGATACACGGCGTCAGGTTTCGGATACAGATGCGCCTGACTGTCCCACACAGCCCAAAAGTATGGGCGACCAGAAGAATCAAAGTTACCCAAATATATGTCCTCCGCATCATCGTAAGCAATTTCGGTAAACCTGTTACCTGATGCAGAGTTGTCCACAATAGAAATAATTTCTCGAATGTCACCAATCGCAGAAATTGTGTACGGACGCTGGTCAATTACCGTGCTGAACGTAAACGTATCCTGATAAAACGGCCATCGGCGCTCCAAAGCGACGATGCGCTGAAACGCCTCTTTCACATAGGTGTCCAGAAGGCTTGTCGGCAGGTCGGTGGTATCCAAATCGGATATGTCCCGAACCATCGCACGGATGTCCGTAAGGTTCATTACTGAACCTCTGTTTTTTTACGGCTACGCAGATGCCCGACACAGAAGTCGGTACCTTTCGCCTTAGGTCCTTCGCATGTGTCTTCGTTTGCGATACAGCGGTTACGACCAACAAAGTCGGTTCCCCCAGCCTGAACTTTGGCGCCGGGTACGCCCACTGAAGCCTGTCGGTAAGAGTTTACGGGCTGCCCGTACATTGCGTGTGCGAGTTTAGCGTCCATCACTATTAGCCCCTTTTATTACTATTTGCTGCGCTTTAAAAACCCGCCGCCACTACCGCCACGTTCACCTACGCCACGTCCCGGCGCACCAGCACCGCCAGTTAAACGAGCGTAACGGGAGGGACTCATCCCTTGACCTTTTATTACTGATTTGCGATAAGTACGCAAAATGTCTTCCTTGGACATTGAAGCGGATGCCGCAGCCTTCATTTGTGGAGTCATTGCTTTTAGGTTTGTCGCCTGATTTGCACGATACAATTGGGCGGGTTTTGGTGGTGCACGAAAAGCAAACTTGGCACGCGACCCGATGTCTTTAGCGGCAAGAGCACCAGCAGCACCAAGACCCACAAGTCCAGCATCACGAACAAGTGAATTCTTTTTCTTTTTATTTGCAGCACGTTTGTTTTCTGTGCGGTCTGCTCGGCTTGTTGAAACGTATTTCTTTGCCATAATTATCTCCTTTGGGAACTGAGCCCCCACCCCACAGAAGGGAGGTTTGCGAAGTGGGGACCGAACTGATTAGCGGTATAGACCCTTTTTGTAGTTCTTGCTTGGGGCTTTGCGTGCATTGCGCATATCTTCGGCACGTGTTGAACCACCACGACCACCACGACTATCGGCAGTACGACCAGAAGTACGAGCAGCGCCCTTCGCACGGTCAGCGGCAACTCCGCTTGCAGGCAGTTGTTTGCGAGCAGTGCTCTTATTCTTCACACCACTAACGTCACCGTAATAGTTGGAACCCTCACGCATGCGATAGTTCACCTTCTTCGCACCCTGACGATTCACGTTCTGATTCCTACGCTTCGTTGCCATTACATTCTCCTTGTTGTTGTTGTGGGGGCTTGCGCCCCCACGGAATTACACTAACTACGGAATATCGTAACAGTGTTTGCTGCAGTGAACACCGCAACAAAACGTGCTGACGTATTCGCTGCAACCGCTGCAACACCCGACAACGTGACACCAGAAGCGCCAGCCGTAAGAGTAACTGCGTGAGTTGCTGCAGCAAGATTGACAACCGTGAACTCAAACGAGGTTCCGACTGCTTCATCCGTAAACGCCGTACCAAGTTGGGCACCTGTTGGTGTCGTCAAGGCACGACCAGCAGTCGGGGTCATCGTATAGACGATGTGTCCTGCTGCTGCGATAACGTCTGCATCCTGTA